CAGCCCAATCTTTTAAATTATTTGTCCCTTGATGGCACACATAAAGTATTTTGTCAATTTCAACAATCCCCGTCTGCGCGTTGCCGTTTACTATAACCTCATCGAAATGATTTCTATCAATTAAAGATTTTGCCTCCTTGTAAATAAGAAGACTCAAAGAAGCACATTTTCTTTCTAGCGGGGTGACATAGCTCATAAATCAAAAGCCCCGTTTCCGCCGTCATTATCGTCAAAACTGCTGCTGTCATCAGGCTTGTTTATCTCTCTTGCTGTGTCGCTTCCCTTTATCTCTGATTCGTTGACGCTGCTTATTAATCCTGAATCGGCATTAAGTAGAGCGCCATCGCCTGCGTTAGCGTTATCCCTTGCAATCGCACCGTTGCCATTAAATACAATTTGATTATTCCTTTCAGCGTTTTCATTTATCGTTGCATTGCCGCCATTGCCCCCAGAAGATGCCCCAGAGTTACCACCGTTTGATTCTGAATTAATAATTGTTTTATTTGACTGGCTTATGCTACCAACTCTTGTTGAATATGTTGTGTTGTTGCTAACCCTTGACTTTGCAATGGTCGAAACGGTTTGTGCAATCTCGCCCGCAACAATAGACTGTTTAGCCGCTACGGCAAATATTCCAGCAAAAGACCACCTCGCTTTAGTTCTCGCGATTTCAACGTCATTCTCATTTGTCCCGGCGCAAGGTCTCTTGTTTTGTTTTGCCAGTTCAGATATAGCAAATGCCAATACTTGCTCGCTAGTTGGGTTTTGTGGAATCTTAAACGCGCGTGACTCATGACACGCTCTCTCTGCTTCATATCTTTGCTGTGCAATGTAGGCGCTTTTATGCATAATTGTTCCATCACTCAAGGTCACCATTGAAAACCTAGCGCAACCAGAAATAAAAAAACAGACAATTAAGATAATTAATTTTTTTGTATAAATCATATATTTATTTTTTACCGTTATGCTCTAATGAATAGTGATTGCCATCGTTAAAACGACCGCCCCAGCTCCCGCCGATAGCCTCCCAATAAACACCAAGCGGTTCATGGTCGATAGTGCTGATTAAATACTTACCGTTTTTAAATAGATTCAAATCAATTGCTAGTCGCTGAGTGTGCAAACTGCCATCAATTCCGCCGTCGGCCTTGTTTGCCTCTGGGCTTGAGTAGGCCCGACCAAAAGTGACCTCGTAACCAAGCTGTTCTGCATGTAAGATTAACAGCGCCACCATTTTGCAAAATTTGCTTTGTTTTTTTCTTAAACTCATGTAAATTATTTGTATTTATTAATTACTGTGGCCTTTGAAAAGATTTCTTCTTAAACGCTTGACGTGAAAATGCTTTCTTTTCAAAAGATTTTGACTTAAATGATTTTTGCTTGAATGATAATTTCATTTTTCTATTATGGTACGTCGCTAACAATATTCGCGCTAGTCATGTTATACATGACAAATGTGCAGTTTTCCTCTGTTCCTCTGTCTTGTAGGTTTGGATAAGTATCTCCGTCACCCATTCGCCACCAATGCTTGGGTTTTGTTGTCAAAGTCATTAAATCAAACGGTGCGCCGCTGTTGTATAGATCAGAAATATTTGAACTTTGATCACTATCAAAAACGGCCAATTCGTCAACATTTGCCGTCCTCATATAGTTACCACTAACAAAACGCCCAATTCTTAAATTTTGCCCTATTACTGAGCCGGTATATCCATAATTTCCTTGACTGTTGTTCGTAGTCTGCAAGGCGCCGTTTATAAATATCTTAAATCTTGAATAGTAGTCGTTCAAATCCGCACTACTTGAGCCGGTCGTTCCGCCGTCATAGGTGAAAACAACATGATGCCAATTTCCAGAAACAAGGCTTCCGGCGGTTGTTTGAATCCTTAAATTATTGTTGTTTGTGCCATATCTCAATCTCAAACCTTTACCGCCTGATAAGTTTACTTGCATTAATTGGATATAACCCTGGTTTTGAATGTCATTGTTTCCAAAATAAAAAATGACCTGGCCTTGACTTGCGCTACTTGCTTTATACCAGAATTGAATCGTCCAAGCGTCACCCGATCCGGAACCATTTGAGGTTCTGCCCAAAACACCATCCAACAACGAAGCGTTTGCCCCGGCCCAATCTTGGTTGTCAAATTGAACGCTTTTAGTGTTTGCAAAAGGCGGTGTTGAAACTGTTAAAACTATCGTTTGAGAGTCTTCGCCGTTGTAATTTATCGCCTTGACTGGTATATTGTAAGTTCCTACAGCTAAGGATGAGCCGCCGATAAGCTTTCTAACATTTCCCTCAACTGTTGAAACGCCTGAAACGTTAGACAAGTCCCATTCATAGCCGACGCCAAAGCTGGCCGTCAACTCATAGTTTATAGTCTCTCCTTGTGTCAAAGAAATAGTTAAAGCGGACGTTATAGAGGGCGCGGAACCGCTAGGAGTGCCGCTTGCTTGAAATATTGCATTGAGCGCGTTGCAAACTTCGGTAGCATCGGCGCCGTAAGAGTTTCCATTATCGTCAACAAACTCAGACGGTGCAGCATTTGTTACAATCTCGATATTTTTCGCCAAGTCCGAAACGCTGCAATTATCTCCCGATATTGTTGCTTGCAAAGAGTTTAAAAATTGAACGCCGCTTGCATCTTCTATGAATATCGCGTTAGCTGTCGAATCTTTGTATATTTTAATCATGATTTAAGCCCTAAAACCGTAATAACCGACCCAGCATTATTTAAAACAGCGGGAACGCTAGATTTTACTTGCAAAACAACAGGATTGTCTTTTGTGTTTAAGTCGCCCATGTATATTTTTTGTGTGTTTAATGAAAACCTGTACGGAACGCCGCTACCATTATCCATTCGGCCAAGTCTAGTCTCCAGCGTATATTGATTGTTGATGTCGCCTAAAACATATCTAAATTCTACACCGCCATTGTTTTGAGTCGGCGTTATTGTAAAATCATTTCGTATTAAAGCTATATCGCCTAAACTTAGAGAAGTAAAGTCTAACGCTCCTGTGGACGAATCCATTAATTCATTTACATCTTTCGGCCTGAATTGGCTATTAGAAAATGACCCTTGCCCGTTATTGGGTATTGTCTCCCATTGGCCAGAAGTTAAACTTATATTACCGCTAGTGTCGTTGTAATCTATAAACCCAAAGTTTACATAATCGGTCGCTTTGTTATCTGTAAATAATCGCCTGCTAAATGCTCTTTCCATTTTTTTTCTCGAAAATTTTTAAAATATTTATATTTAAAAAGATACCCTCGAAATAACAGTCCATCTCACGACGGCGCTATTAGCGGAGTTGCCGTTATTTATAGTGAAGCCTGTGGAGGTTTTGCCGCTTATGCTCGGGAACTTTTCTAATGAAGTTGATGTGTCCATAGAGACCGTAAAACCAGAATCCACTAATGTTTTGGGAAGGGTTACCGAAACAGACGAACTAGGCGAAACGTTAACTAATCCTCGAAAAATCCAAGTATTTGAAGATTTATCGATACAAAATTCATTGGGACTAACAAACTCTGATGCAATTGAGCGACGGCTCAAGGCTTCAATGTATTTCTGGGCCATTCTTGGCGCTTGGTCATTGTCAAAATGCAGACCATCTGTTGAGGTTAAATTGCCACAATTTGCAAAACTAACATTTTCTATTTGTGATGCAATCCTCTCTAGGTCTGTATTTCTGTCATCTGTTGGATTTCCAGCAGAATTTCCGCCTATTAATAGCTCACCAACAACAATTTGAGTATTTTCATTTATCTTCGGCGCGGCAGACGATCCATTTATAGAGGGATTTAAAAACACACTTAAAACAGATTTAAAAGTCTCTATGTATTCGCCCTCACCATTTCTTGCCGGATTTGGCCTATAGTCTGCATCTGCTTCGCCTTGATGCCATAACATATAGTCCGCTGTGCTAATTCCTAAATCAATAAGGCTCTTATTGTCTCTCCTAAATGGCAAAGGCGCAGCGATAGCCGCTTCAAACATGGCTGAGACTGAGGAAAACATTGAGCCAGTCGCGCCGGGAATTCCTCCGCCCGAAGGAAGCCATTCTGCCACACCTTGCCCCCCTGCCGACTGTTTGGCAATCAGCACAGGTCTCCCCGTTGTTTTTTCTAAATGCTTTGCTACATGATAATCAAACGCATTCCCTACGCCCGGATCTATTGGATAATCAGGAGAAGTTTTAAAACCAAATTTCCAGCCTTGCGTCTGATCCACATCGGGAAAATGTTCATAAGTCCAAATGTTCGGGTGATCTTGAACATCGCCGTCTCCAGTAACGCCGGGTGTCGTAGAATTTAGCGAATTACTTTGCCCTGTAACTAAGATCAATATAGGTAATTTGTCATTTTCAATATCTTTTGGGTTGGCTTTAAATATAAAAGCGTTGCGACGAAATGCTGTATTCATTTTTTTCTCTAAAATTTTTATTTTGTGCTCTATTTAGAATTAAACTAACCATCAACCTTTAAAAGAGAGCCGTTTATTGACTCTTTGTTGAAATTGTGATATTTTTTCATAATGATTAGAATTATAATTGGACTAATTGGATGCGCCGCCGGGCTAATGAAGTTTTATTTGATCACTGGATTGGCCTTTGGGTTTCTCTCTGGTATGTGGTTAGTAATCATCCAAATACACGATAAGTTTTACAGCCATTCTGATATGAGCGAATATGAATATGACCAAGTTATGGCAAAGCTGTTTGGGCGCTGGTGGTAGAGCCTAGCGCGATAATTGCCGCCTCTTGTAGCGTCTGATTCTTCGAGTTACTAATTTTCAATAAATCCGCCTCTTTCCCGTGTTTAATTATTTCAGAAAGCTCTTGTGCACTTTGCTGAGCCTTGGGAACGTTGCCAACATAAATTCTTGCTATTGAATTGACGTCACCCTTATTTAGTATTAGGCTTTGCAAGTTCTGGGCGCGCTTCTGGGTTGATTTCTCCCCCACCTTTTTAGCTACACTGGCCGCTATAACAAACTGAGGGCCACCAATAACAGTTGCAAGAATAGGGAGTAAAGCTTGCCCCTGATGCCCGCCGCTTACACCGAACTTACCAATGTTTTTCAATATGTTTTCTGCGCTTGTGCCATTAGCAAGCGATTTAATTGCTTCCTGCTCTTTTTTGCTGAATTGCTTTCTTTTTCTTGGGTTGTTGTATATCTGTCGAGCCTTTATTCTTAGTCCGTTTTCTATGCCAGACGCTTGCACTTCAGCGCCTTCAAACAGGTCTTCGATCATTTCCGCCTTCTTAGCTCTGCCCCACAGCGAGCGCGCCTCCTTCAGCTTGGTTGATACTGTTTGAGCGTTTTCACCTGCAATTGCTTTTTCTGGTATGTTCTCGATAAAGTCATCAATCTTGTTTGTGGCCACTTTTGCAAGTCTCGCGTCATTTGAGCCAATATCGCCGCCTGTGTCGCGTATAGCTCGCCTTAATTGCTCCACTGTGTCGATGGAAACTGCTTTCCCTTTTTCACTCTTCATGTCCTTTAGAGCCGCTTTAATTCCAGCGTGTTGCGCTGGCCTATAACCTGCCTTTTTCAGATTTCGCTCAACATCTAACAACATTTTGCCATAAGCCTGCTTGGTTAACGATTCACTTTTAACTTGATCGTATAGCTCTTTTGATTCATTTTTGAGACTCTCCACTGTCTCGGAGGCTTCAGCCGCTATTTTTCTGGCTGCTTTAGATTTGGCCACCTCTTTAGCTCCCTTTACTGCTAATTGACCTCCAGCACCTACAAGAGCGCCCACTGTTGCGCCCTTGGCTGAATCTTCGGCGATCTCGCCTAAAGTGTCGCCTTCACTGTATCCAGCCCCAGCCACAGCACCTTGAGCACCAGCCACACCCGCCACTTTTGCAGCTTGAACGGCTTGTCTAGTCTTTTTGGATGCGTCTGCAAGTGCAGCAACATCGCCAACCTTGTCAAGAGTTTTAATTGCTGACAGACCGCCAGAAGCAAGACCGCCACCCACTTGAGCCGCTACCGCTGTTTTTGGGTTTTCTTCCTCAAATGCCTTATTTTTGCCTCGTATTTCTTCACGTATGCCTTTGTATGCCTCAGAGTAGCCCACACCCTCAGGCAAGCCCCCTAGTGATTCAGGGAGGCCAACGCCAAGCGCAGCATAAAGGCCGGCTTGAGCCTCGTCTAAAAATCCAAACGTGGCACCCTGACCGACTTGGTTTACTAAATCCTCGCCTTCGCCAGTGATGGCACCTTTAGCGCCCAAAGGGTTAAGGAATGATTGTTTTGACTGGTCAAAAGTCTGCTCTGTAAGTGTTGGTTCTTTCGATAAACCTATCCTTTGCGAGAAGTCATCAAAATTCAAATCTGAATAATGTTTAGCGTGAAGGCCGCGAGCGAGTTGTTCGTCGCTCAGGTCGCTATATTGCGGGTATTTTTCCCGAATTTCAGCAATGTTCATTATCTTAAACCTAGCGGGTCATTTTCTGTTGTATTTCCAACGCCGAGTTTTGCGCTAACAATCTCCCTGATTTTCTGCATTTTAAATCTGGCTACGTCGTCGTCATCATAGATGGTCGGTGCAAGATCAAGCAATATCTTCTGGTCTGAGTCAGTAAACGTCCCTTCACCAGCCGACCTGAACATATCCTTTAATGCTGGTTGCAATAAAGCAGCCGCCGCCTTTGCTTTTCGATTGTCTCTGCCTGCTGACCTTAAACGCCCAGAAATAGGCCCCGTGTTAGTTTTGGAAAACGCTTCTTCGACTGCGGTCATTGCAACATCAAAAGCGTTATACTTTCTATCAATCTCGATTGCTTGCTGCTCTTGTTTGCTTGGCTTGGCCGGCTGGCTTTCCAGCAGCGATTGCTTGCGTTCTTCTAGATCGAGCCGCCTAGAGTCTAGCTGATTCTCTTCATTAGATTGTCCTCTATCAAAACTTAATCTGCCGCTTGCGGTATTGGCGTTCTGCTCTTTGACTGATGTCTCCCTTTCAGCAATCGAATTCTCAAAAGCTTGTTGCAGGCTGGGTATTTCGTTCACTGCCCCGGCTTCCGCTTGGGCGCGATACAATGAGGCTATAAATTCATCCCCTTGCTGTGATAGCATATTGTCGAGAATGTTTGTCGGCTGCCCTTGCCTTTGCAACTCTTGCCTTTTGTCGAATACAAACTTTTTGGCGCTTTCTATTCCGCCTCTACTTTCGTCTACTGCAAATGATATTGCGTTTGTGTAAAAATTCTGTGCTTTCTTTGATAGGGCGGCAATTTCAGCCTGCGCCGCTTGATCCTCTTGCACCATTGCGCCAACTAAAGTTGAAGCCATCTGCGGGTTTAACTGCTGAAGTTTTATTAAAGCATTCCTAGTCGTATCATCAGACATAATCCGCTGCATATTTGATTGGATTTTGTTTTGCTGTCTAGCTGCTTGGGTCCTTTGGTTTAGTTGGTCTTGAGCCTGCATTGCGCCAATTTGAATTTGTGCGTCTTGCTTTTGCTCTGGCGATCCATTAACCAAAATACTAGCTAATTCTTGCGCCTTTTTGGTGTCTGCTCTTTGTTTTAAATTTACGCCAATCTGCTGAGAAAGGCGACCCATAATGTCCAATGTTTGGCTGTTGTCTGGGGCAACTTCTGGCCCCGGTAAAATCATAGGAGTTTGTCTAAACATTACGCCGCCTCCATTTGCTCTATTAGTTTTGAGTAGTCAACGGCCAGAAAACCTTTGGCCTCGTACACGCACTCTGGATACTTTTCTTTTACTTCTTGGGCTTTGAATCCTGTACTCATATCACACCCGGCCACGTCCTTGGCGTCTTCTTTCCAGTCCCATTCATACAAATTTAAGTCTTTGACCTTGCCGATTTTTTTCATGTTCTTTTTTAGCCTTTCGTCTGAGAAGCCTGAGAAGATTTGAGCTACTGCCAAGCCAGTCTGTAAAAACATATTATTTCTATTTTGCCTGTTTTGCTGCTGAACGTTTGACTGATTAATTAAGCCACTTGCCATTGCATTTGCCGCCCCTTGAATGCCGCTCCCGGCTGCTATAGCTTGGTTAGTAACTCCGCCCGCTGCCGCATTTGCCCCTTGAAGTAATAAATTTGACTGCTGGCCCGCTGCGCCGCTTAAAATTCCGCCAATTGAAGATGCATTACTAGCGCCCGCCGCCCCAACTTGCGCGGCTGATGCTTGGCCAACTCTTAAATTGTCCGCGCTACGGCTAAAAAGTTGACCCTCTAATGCTAATGCTAAGTCTGTGTCTATATCCGCCGCTGCTTGTGCTGCCGCCCCGCTCCTAGTGAGTCCCGCAGCGGATAATTGGGCGTCTGCTGATCTTTGCCGCTGATCTCTTAGACCTTGGAATTGATCGGTAGCCATAATTTGATCTAGCCTGTTAGAAAAGCCGTCAATATCTGCGCCCGCGTTCACGTCAGATATAGCATTACGGCCAACATCCACAAATGGTTGAAACCTTCGGTCTGTATAATAGAACTGGGCGTTTTGCGCGTCTATTGCCTCGCGGGTTAACGCCGCGTTCAATTGCTGCGCTTCTCTTGCGCCCTCAGTTTGCAGTCTCGCCGCCTCAAGCCCTGCATCACCTTGAAGTTGCGCCACACGCTCCGCTGCCTGTGCTTGTATTCTTGCTGCCTCTATTGAAGCGCCGCCATCGCCGCCCTGACTACCCATAAATCACCCTTTTATATATATTTTTTGAGCCTTCGCACTCAATTTTACTCATGCCAAAAGCGCGACACATAATTGCCGACTTTAAATTATTTTTATCAACCGTTGCATAAACAGAATAAAACCCAAGACCCTTTAAGTATTCCCACTGCTTATAGACTTTAGATACTGGTTTTTTAGGTCTATGCATAACCACCCCGAACATTTCCAAGGAATACCCGCGCGGCTCATACCAAACTAAGTTTTTACCCTCTCTAAAGTAATATGCTTGAGGGTTTGGTGTGAAGTTTTCCATATCGGTATCATTTGACACCATGTGGAAAGCCTCTTTCTGCGTTATTATTTCCCTTATCTTCCGGTAAGATTTCTCTAATACCAAAACACATCAACCGGGCCATCAACAGTAGTAAACTTTACACCGTATGAGCCGTGAAAATTAATTACAACAACTGAATTAGTAACCGAGTAATTTACTAGACCGTCCTCGTACACGTCTGCATAGTCCGCATCACTGGCGCTTGAACTGTTTGTTTTAGGATTTTTCAAGACCACCATATTAGCCTCGAATGACCCCGTGCCAATCACATACAATGCTCTCGGCGCTCCGTCTGGCTCGCCCTCTCTGTCTACGTCAAATTTTACAACTTGCCCTTGCGTGGGAGTTCCGCTAAAAATTAATTGTTTTTTGTTCATATTGCTTTATCAATGATTGTTTATCAAAAAGAAGGTAGCTTTTCTTCAAAGTTTGCTAATGCGCTAAATGTTTCTATTGAATTGTTAGAGTAATCAACTTCTGCGGCAATCCTTATTTCCCAGTCTCCATCTGGATTTTTCCGGGTTACGCCCAAGTCTCCCGACAATGTATTGTTTGAAAAAACGGTTATATTTGTGGTAGCAGCCGTCAAATTGTCGTGACCTAAAAAATAGTTAATTCCTGTGTCTTGCCAGCTCCCCACGCTATTTTTAAATTGAACCCTAAATCGTCCGCGAATGTTTTTCTGCGATGATGCACCTTTAATTCTGGCGTCTAGTCGAATAGAATAAAAAATAGATGTTTCATTAGATTTTGGCGTAATTGCCGGAAATACATATAAAGGCTGCAAAGAAGTTTGCGTTATGACATAGTTTGCGCCATCAAATACACCACTCCTTTGATATATTCTACCTTTGTCGGCCTCTTCTAAGTATTCAAGCAATGAAGTAATAAAAGATTCTTGCGCGTCTATAAAATATATATTTTGCCCGCCATCGTCCGACCTTGCGACCGTATCCTTAAAACTTGGGCGTTGCGCTTTCAGCTCTTCTAGTTCTTCGCTCATCTGTATGTTATATTGTCTATTGTGATTGTTGAAATATTATCAAATCCAATCCTTAAACCCATATAACCCTTATACCTGCCGAGTCCGCCCAAAGGATTAAAAACGCCCACGCCCGTGTCATCTAGCGAATAATAAAGTTTGTCAGTCCAGTCTATGCCGTTTTTGCTAGTTTCAAGCCAAATTTTTTGATCTTCGCTTGATGTTATTTGTGTAGGCTCAACATATACGGGCGAATCCTCGCCGAATGATTCGCCTCTATCCCTTATCGGAAAGGGCTGAGGCTTAATCCCTCTATCAGCAAAATTGACCTCTATTTTAGATGGGAATATGTACGACTCTGAAGGGTCTCTAATGTAAGTCTGACTGTATGCTTCAATATAAACGCTTTTAGTGTCGTCGCCCTCGACCGGAGGCGTAATATTGTTTGAACGTGGCGCTCTAACATCCGAAACAACGTCTTGAGGAAGGTCTTTAAGCTCATATACACCGTATCTGTCATGACAAAATATTCTACCGTCCGACATAGTGGTAAAATCTTTAAATTCGAACACAGAGTTACTGCTGTTTATGTTTGCGCCCACAACCGGCTCGTATGCCGCCTCGATGAAAGACCAAGACAGCCCGCTACTGGTAAAGGTGCAAAGCAAGCAAAACTCAGAAAAATTAAAAATTAAAGATTTGTTGCCGTTCCATATAAATGACTCGCCATTTTGCGAGACCTTGCTAGACGGTATGTTATAACCGCCATCGCCAGAGTTTAATAAACCGTCAATTTCAGGGCTGCTTATAGGCACCGCGCCAGAGTTACCATAGGAAAATATTTTTATTGATCCGTCTGTATCTCTACCAACAAAAAACAAGTCATTCTCGAATGAGGTTAACCCGCCAACATACCCAACCGCGCTAGTTGCCGCTTTTATTCTTCTAAATGGTGTGGTTACTGAAGATGTAGCAGAAAACCTCTCAATTGAGTTTTCCCCGAACGCAATTAAATCATCTTTATATCTTGCTATTCTTACCGTTCTATCTGTGTATGTTTCAGCGTCAAAGAAAGACAAGGGTTGTATTGATGTAGCATTATTAACATCTGAAAAATACATTACATCGTCACTTAAAAAAACGTACCTATTTGAAACCCTTATCACATCGGATTGAGGGTTTGAGGATGGTAGAGTTATTGGCGTGGCAGTGAGCGAAAATAAATCCAACTCATAACGAGGTATAACTACCTTGCCATTGTACCCAGACTGAGGTCTAGAGGCACTAAACAAAAACGCTGTATTTGGTATTGATAGCGTACTTGTTGCTGTGCCATTAAAGGTATCGATTGAGTAAAGCTCGCCAGAATATACAGTGTATAGACTGCCGAAAAACTCGAACATGGTTGTAATTGCAATATTCAAATTTGCATTGGCGTAATAAGAATCAACACCATTCACAACATCGGCATATTTTGCAACTTCTACAAATGCCGGGCGTGAGTATAGCTCCTTAGAGCTAGATATTAGGTTTTTATTAAACTTAACAAGCTTCGGCGAGTTTGATTCGCCCTCGATAGTTGTCGTTAATGGTATTTGATTCATTGTTCACTGCCGGGAAAAAAAGCTTCCCCTAAGCGGCCATAACTTCTCCCGCCTTGACCTCTAGGTAGTAGCTCGCTCTGATCTGCCAGAACAACAGGAGAAACGCGATACATTTGCGCTAAACGAGAATAGCTTTTACCTCCTTCTGTTTGCAATACGGGCGTTATAGGAAACCTAGCTTTAGCCGCAAACCTTACCGCTAAAAGCCTCTCTAAATCGTTTCTAGATGCCAGCGGCTCGTTTAATTCGTCTGCATCGGTGGTTGGCTCTGCTATTGTTATATAAGACCCGTCTGTTTGTTTCTCTCTCAGCAATATAAGCTTCTTTTTAAGCTCCGCTAAAAGGCTCTGCAATTGGGCAAAGCAAGCCGACTTGGTTTCGGCTGAAGCATTTTCAAGTTCTGTTTGAATGCCAATTTCAGTTAATGCATTCAAAACAATTTGAGCGCCTGTAGACATTAGCTATTAATACCTTTTTCTGCCGCTTTCATTTCTGCCTTTGTTCGTCTCTTTCTTTTCTTCACTGGCTCGCTTTCTTCTTGCTTAAAATCATCTGGAACCTTAATAAACCATTTGCCAGAAATGCCAAGTTTTGCGCCGTCTGTGCCTTCTGGGACATAAATCATTTTCATATAAAAAAAAGGGGGCAGTTATTAGCCGCCCCCAATAATTTAACCAACTACTGTTGATTGATTAGGTAAAATTAAGCCTGCTTTCAATGGGTCAACCAAATTTGGCCGCCCCCAAACAGTGAGCCTAAATTTTGCCGACATATCATCAATGCCGCCCTGCTTGGCTAACAACAAACTAATGCCTGAGTCAGTCGTATATGTTTCAACCGCCATAGAGCCTTGCAACTGGTCAACATTAAACTCGGTGCCAACCCAAACAACGGCGCTCTTATCAAAGTGAACAACCGGATTACAGGCCGCGTCATTGATTTTTGTAATAGCTGCACCGTCCGCAGGCTCTGCGTTTACATTCTGGTAAGGGCCGTCGGATATTATAGCCGGAGAAATTACGGGCGTAGTGGTGCCTCCCCCAGAAATTACACGAAAAGTCATTTGGGTGCTCGTGTCCTTTTTCGTATCCATGCCGACCCTGTTTACATCATCAATAGTGAAAACATCGCCATCTGACAAGGAAGTACCAGCAACGGTTAAAGTTTGATAGCGTGGGTCATCAATCTCGCCCGCTGCCAGTGGGTTTATGTCTTTGTCAGAACGCCAAGCCACAAGGGTTTTGTTTTGTGAGGCACCATCAACAGTGACCGCGCCAGCAGAAGCCGCCGCCAATCGATTAGTTACATTAGCCTTATATGTTCTGATGCCGTCCACATCCAAAATTACACCGTTTTCGTAAGCATTGCGGGCGTTGTCGTTCATTGTAGAACGGTTTGCAACGTCGCCAGTAACTTTGCGAGAAATTTTAGGAGGCAATAGCATGTGAGCGTCAAAATCATTATGCTCGATTTCAGCGTAAGATTGAGAGGCTAAGGCCAGCTCATCATATTTTGTGATGTCGGTAGTTACCGAGTTTACTAGCGCGCCTTGCTTAACAATCACATCTTGGACACGAGTGTCAATGTCAGAGGATAGCTTTTTCACTGCTCCTTGGACGGCTCGGTCGTGTCTGGTTGGGTCGTTAGCATCAAAAGCAGAAAAGGCCCATGGTGAATTTCTGACGTCTTCTGTAGCACCTAGTGTTATAGCGACTGAGGCTTCAACTTTATCTTTATAATCCCCAGATACATCTATGCCCGTCGAAACTTCGGCCATGTCTTCAAGAACATAGCGGTATGCGCCGCCAGCCCTGCCAACTGATTGGGCGCCGGGGTCAAATTTCTCGACCATTTGCGCAGTTAAATTTCGGTTTTCGTAGCCCTCGCATATTTTAGACCACAAAACCATTTCTTGTTTACTAAATGAATTAGCCATTGTGTTTTATACCTATACGTTTACACCCGCTGCTCTAGCCTGATTTAGCAATGCGATGTGATCTTTCATTGTTGTCTTTTTGGCTTGTAAAGCATCTAAAGATTTATCAATTTTAGTTTTCCAATCGACATTTAAGCCGCCCCCTGTGCTGGTTTGCGGTTCGTCTGGCGCTGCATTGGGTGTTGTTTTAGTTGTGTCGATAGAATCGACATAAGATTTAATGGCGAGTAATCCAACGGCCGGATTTTGGCTTAGGGTAGTCAACAACTCATTCATTTTGGATTCATTCTTCCCTAGATGATAAGCTGCTTTAGCACTATCCGTCCCAAAGTCAGACAAAACTGTGATGATGTTTTGTGCTATGTCTTTACCAAAAACACGTTTGAAATTATCTTCAGCCTCCACATAATCAGAAGCACCAAAAGCCGCCGCCTGTTCATAGTGTTTATCGAAAACGGCTTTCTGCTTTTCCTCGGCTTGCTGTTGCTCCATTTGTTGGCGTTGTGCCTCTAAATGCTGTTCCAGCTTTGATTGTGCGGTTTCTTCGGCAATCTTTGAGTAATACTCTCTAGTTGCTTCGGCGTACTGTTCATCAGTGTCATAATCGTATCGATCTGGCACTAGATTATGTTTTTCGCCTTCATCGCTTTGGGCTGCCTTATATAAAGCAAGCTCCGCTCTTTGGGCTTCGTACTTTCGCTGAAGTTCTTCCGCTGTTTCCTCTGCGTCTTGGGCTTTAGCTTTCCATTTCGCCTTTTGTTCCAAAAAGGACGGTAACGGGACAGGCTTGCCTTCTGACGCTTCGCCTTTGGTCTCAGTTTCTTCGGTTGTATTAACCTCTAATACTTCCACCTCTTCTTGTGGCTCGGGCATTGAACCGTTCAGACTTTCGCCTTCTTTAACTGCCTCTTCTAAACTCATTATTTTAACCTCGTTATGATTCGAGTAAACCGTGATAAGGTCACGTACCTATATTCCCCTATTGGGTAAAATTATTTCTGATATCTTGCGCCTTTGCTGCTGCTTCAACTCTCGTTTTTTCTGTAACAGCTTCATTTTTTGCTATTTCGCTCTGAACCTTTTGAATTTCTGCTGCATTTTTAGCAGCCTCGCTCATGATATAGGAGGTTTGAGCATCCGGCCCTTGGTTGGCTGTGCTTGCCTGTAATGATTGAAGATATTCAAGTTCTTCTTGACTCTCAGGCTGTGCAGTGCCTTCCGCTAACTGCTGTCTTCGCAAATATTTCTTTATGTCCTCCATTCCTGCGCTTGGCATACTTTGAATTAGCGCGCTCAACAATGTGTTGAATAATGGGGTGTTTTGAGATACAGACAAAATGTCTTTTAGTTGTTCAAAGGTTTCTTCTTGCTTGGTTTGATAAGATTTGCCGACATCGACAATAACTTCAAACCTGCCCTTGCTCACATCATTTACGGTCTGAACTCCATTTGGCCCGCCTTGCTGCTCTAATAATGTGATCGGCTTTGTTTGATCTTTCTTAGTAAAGATACGCATAACACGACCGGCGTTATCCTTGCCGCTGTAAACTTCTTTTGCCTTAGACAACCAGACCTCACCGCAACGTTTTGCAAATTTGGTTATGTTATCAAACAAAATCCTAGTGTCTTGGTCGGCCATGCCAATCATGGCGTTTAATGCTTTTCCGCTTGCGTTGGGATCGGTTATGTCTTGCGGTGCGCCGCCTACTTGTTGTCTCAATATATCATTCGTCATTTGGACAAGTTGCGCGCCGCTCTGAGTCATTGCCTCGCCTTGCAAGTACCCAACAGGGCCAAATTGAGTTTGTCCGGTGGTCTCATCCACATGAGGATCAACGGTTAAAAAGGCAAGCTTACTTTTATCAGAACGCCACAATTTTTGACTTTCTTCGTTTGCCATTTGGTCATTCGTCAGTATGGGTATTGCCGGATGACTTCTTGCTGCACTTTCAGCCGTAAGACTGCCCACCATATTGAACATTCTTTGCGAGTCTATTTTTTTTCTGCTTAATCCGTGAAAATATTCTGACCCGTCAACGAACATTCTAAACCCATAACAAGGAACGACAGGTAAAAGCTTTCCCTGTATCCTTGTTGGCTTCTCTAAAATCTCTGATCCACTAAATACTGTTTTGTATACGCTTTTTATTTTTAGCGTTCTAGCTCTTGTAAATTGATACCCTTGACTACGCAATAGCGCATCGTCTTTTTCCCAGTGGTCATTCTTTGGCAGTCTTTGGGTTGCATTATCACCCTGCACCATAGGGTTTGTGTAAAAGTAAAATTTTTCTCTTTTCTCCCTTATGTCATACCTAGTCGCGACATAAGTCATATTATTTCCTACATTATAATTAAATGACTTTCTGTCCCTAGTGGTGAGGCTTGAAAATTCTTTGTCTGGCCATATTTCACTGAACTTTTCCCTGCTGTACATTGTCAGCAATGTTACATGCTGGGCATCTGCCTTATCTGCTCTTTTGCTTGAGCAATCGAAAAACACCGAACTATAAGCGTTATTTATTTCCGTTATCTTGATGTTTTGCCGATCATTATCTAAGTCTTCCTCATCGTCGTACTCTTCACCGAACAATATCGCACCAAAACCGCAAGCCATAGCCTCAAAAACAGCCGTATCTATTGCGTCTTGCCCGCCTCTACGATGAACATCTCGACGATATAGGCCGTCCACAACATCAGACAAGTCATCCCCGGCTCCGTCGTCCGGCTGAAAGTCTGGCTGCACTCTTGAGTCGCAATACTTCGCATAGGTTCGCATTAAATACGGAGAAGTCATGTCGATTTCAAGCTTAGGTCGATTGCTATAGCCTTTTATGTCCCAGTCCTCCCATTGAGCGCCGGGAACTAAAGCGAATCGCAGTTCTTCATTGCACATATCGCGAATATCGTCATTCGCGTTTCTGTCCGCCTCAAGTTCTGACAGGAATTTCTGTAAATCGTCTTTCATTAGAAATGCGTGAAGTTTTGTGCCATTTGTAAATTAATTGTGCTTTTTTTGTTCTCTAAATTGATATATTTAGCTGCCATTGTCATGGCGCAACAATCGGCCATATTCGGGCTTGCATCTTCCCGGTCTTTCTTTGGTACTAACTGAAACTTGCCGTTGCCGTTTTCTTTCTTCGGCACGCTGCAAAGCTCAGATCGAAGAAAATCTATTTTCTTTATACTTGAGTTAAAGCTGATTAATTCGTCCGGGTCGATATACTCGCCATGCTCGACCGCTCGGTACGTCTTACGCATTCGTTCGGCAAGCTCCCAATAACACTGGGCTATGGTGTTGAAGAAAAGATCTTTGTTTGTAACTCTCTTTTTTAAGCCCTTCTCTTCGTTTTCAAGCGTTTCAATAACCTTGTCAGGGTGGTAACAAGTATTGCCTCCCTTAAACATGTGAAACTTCGTATGTTTACCCTTAAACGCATTTGATACATCACGCTTCAGGCCAAGCCCTACGCCGTCACAGTCCCATAAGTAGAGGTCTGCTAGGTTGTTGTTTGCGTAATCTGTAGACCAGTCGAGAGCTTTGTTTATATCGTCCTTATCGTTCTCTCCTACATCGATAAAAACCGAGCCTTTACGGTGCGCTAATGCTCTGGCGTCTGCGTCTTCTCCATCGTCTGATGGGTCATGTGCCACAACATCTTGACCTTCCGCTTTAAAACCAAGCTTCTTGTGAGAATCGACACAAGCATCAAACCATTCCGGCTGAATGATTGCGTTATCCACTGAATCAGACAAATGACCCAACCAAATGTGGTTGTATTTAGCCCTTGGTAATAGCGCCTTATCTCTGCGCCTTTGCTTCTCCATGACTTCAGGAAACCATGGGTTATCTGGGTAGTTGATCTCAACGATCAAAATATCGTCGTCTTCATAAAAGCCATTTCTAGCTATTTCTTTTTCATATGGCCTCACTAAGCTATAGATAGGGTCTTTGGAGCTTCCCCTATTCATGCTTACCCATATTTCGGAGTTATCCTCGCGTATAGTTGGCAACAATATATCCAGCGTCTTCTGGGATATTGTTGATCCCTCTTCGATCCAAACCTTGTCTATTCCATAAGTGGATTTGATGGAATCAGGATTTCTAGCCAGACCTTTATAAAAGATTTCACCGCCATTCTGACTTGTGATACCTGTTGCACTGGACGATAGAGTCTCAACCCCCAGCTCTTTAATTCGCGCCTTTAATAGCCCGTGAACTGAGTCCTCAATACTATTTTGAAACTCACGAGCACATAAAAGCTTTTCGCCTACATCACAGAAATATAAAAACGCATCAGCAAAACAAATAGATTTGCTTGCACTGCGCCCGCCGAGGGCAATCTTTAACCGTTTAGGCTTAGATAGTATTGGCAGAAGCTTCTCTGCGCACCTTACCTCTACTCCTTTGGCTTGACGGGCTGTATTGACCATGTGTGTGCTGTTTTTACGCTTCCCGTATGCTCTGTTGTGACTTTATCGCCATACTTTTTAGGCTTGAGTTTAGAGGCCGACCATTTGCGAGTGTCAACCCTAAGCCTTGCATGTGCTACCGCCGCGCTTGTCGTCTGCATTACCATCTTTCCGTCTACCACAAGCGGGACGCCATCAATAACAACTGGTTCCTTTACCTCGTTGTCTGATATATCAAGCATATCTTCAACTAAAGCATCGGCGCTTTCTTCCTTGGCCTTTGCGTATTGCTCCGAAAAGCCTTCCTGTTCTCTTAGCCATTTGAAGACACTGGACGCGGCTGGCATATCGTCTTGACGACAAATTGACCGAAGCGACCTACCCTCTGTTAGTAAAGCGCATATGGAGTCCGCTAACTCTGGGGTATATTTGCTCGGCCTTCCGCCTTTATTCTCAGCCATTAAGTATGATTGTCCTTATGCAATTAAAAAAAAGCCCCTGTTACGGGGCAAAATCAGGAGAATGATTTTTTTGGTGTGGCTGGAATTTAACCAGCGCCTAGTTTATCGGTCTAGTGCTCTATATTTAAGCTACACACAAAAAGCGGGCAGAGTTTCATACATGCCCGTTGATTATAAATAAAATAAGCGTAATCACAAAAAGCCCATCTTATGCCATATATATACAACAGTTTTAATCAAAATGCAAGCTTTTTTTTAAGTATTAAATCAATATACTGCAACAAAAAGATTTTACTTTTTATATGACTTTTTACCTTTGCAACCCCATGCGGAGCGCCTAGCCTTAACTTTTGCTGTCTTTTTCTGTCCGCTACTCCTAGCACAGTAAGCGTCACCCCTTTTTGTGCCCGGCGATGAAACGCGTCTTATGGTCTTTCCCTCGGATCGATAAGTTGTTCCGTCTGCATACTTCTTTTTTGCTGATATTTTTTTCTTTGCCATCATTAAACCCGCTCGATAAATATATTATGTGTATGTATCTGTGTGATTCTCATATATAAAGTCTAGAAACTTATTCTGTCTTCTGGCGTCATCAAGTTAAGTGATCGTTTATATCTTCTAGGTCTTCAAGTATCATATCATCGACGCTTGCATAACTATCCACGCAATCAACGCCAGACAAATATATATCGAGTATATCTTGCAAGTACGGCTCGATCTCTTCCTCACCCCTGTTCTTTAGCTCAACCACTAAAGCCCTTGTTGTAAACTGATGCAAGCCGTTAATCATAATCGTCAAAAGGCGTCTGTTTAAATTGATTCACTTTCTTTTTTGCCAGCTCTACATATGCGAATGATTTGTCGCCAAACACGTCACCACACTCGACCAGCTCATTAGGATCTCGCTCTTTCCTTTCTAGCTCATCGTAAGATTCTATTAAAAAGGATTTAGGCATTAACCACTCCGGCGTATTGTCTATAAATTGCTGCTCTTTACAGTTCGCGAGCCTTAATTCAATCACTTTGTCACGATTGTTCAAAACTTTCATAATACTTTGCCACCGCTTAGGCTCGTTTCTCTTGGCTTAAATGTGAATTATTGTATTTTTCTAGCTCTAATTCTAGCATCTTCTCTAGTTTTTCAAGGTGTTCAATTGATTCTTTTAATTCAGACTCAGCCCTTAAAACTCTATTTCTGGCCCATCTTGTTTGCAACTTTAGGCTTGCTAGGCTTGCTATGCTTTCTATTGTTTCCATCTTTTAATTCCAAATCATCTAATTCCAAATCATCTAATAAAAAAATTAACTTATTTATAATTTTTTCCCTTTCCATTACTCTACCACAATATAAAATATTGTCAATATGCGGCCTTTTTTCATCAAGAATGTGCTCATACATATCATCAAGATCGCTTTCAAGCGTCCCTATAAAGCTCTTTATTTTTTCTTTCATTTCTTTTTTGGCTTGTATTTTTTAGGTTTTGGAGTTGCTGGCATTTTCCCGTATCCTTTGCTTTTTTTCTTCATATTTCACCTATTTAATAAACTGAATTATTTTATTAATCTAATATTTTAAAACTAATACATTCAACAATCATTGTCAACATTTTATTTATTATTTTTTATAACCCCTTTCTAGCGTCAAGCATCTGAAGCCACGCCGATTGATGGTAAATGTCTGGATATTTCTTCCTCATAAAGTCGCTTAGATTAATACCCTCATATTTTCGGCATAGATAATCGAGTGAGACTTCCATCAAGTCATAATTACCGTCGAAAACTTCATTCTTGATTATGATTCCCCTCTTTTGTGTGTTCCCTTGTGGCCCCTTGTAGTCTTCATCGTGCAAATAACAAACGCCATGCACTAAGCCGCGTATTATCTTGCCATTGTTTAGTGGTCTAGTTGCAACCTTACAGACTTGCTCGTGTCCAGCCGTGAAAGAAAATCCAATGTTTTTGAGTCTTGTCTCTAGCGACTCACCGCCGTAAGGTCTGCCAGAATTCGGGTTATAGAAATAGTGGCAATATTGTATTCCATCAATAGCAACAGGTCTTAGGAATGGGTGAACTGCCCAGCCAAGATCCTTGTAGTTTAGGTTTTCGGTACTGAGAAAGCCTTCTAAATTTGCGTTAGTTTCGCAATGTCGATCAATCCTGTGCTCGTGATTGCCTAACGTGATATGAAGTTCTGGATTGTATCCTTTAGCTCCTAATATGGGATTAGATAGTAGCTTGAAAGCCTTATTTGCAGAATCTATATCATTAATAACTCTGCGCCCCTCTGATGCTTTCTTGCCAAAGTCGTAACTACTTAACGACTCCATGTCAGCATGGTCGCCTATATGAACTATTACATCTGGCCTAATCTCGGATAGATATTCACCAATCCATGCCAAATGATCTATGGGCGTGTCTGGCGCGACCTGCGTGTCTGGTATCATCGCGTGAACCCTTCCAGAGAATATGTTTTCTCCTTCTTCCTTTGCTTCGCCGCGTTTCTTTTTTATTCTGGCCAGCGTGCGCTCAAGTGAGCGAGTGCTTTTTAACCCAAGCAGCTTGGCCGCGTCTGCTTGTGTATCTGAATCAATACAGGCGTGTAAAACTTCTTTTTGCCTGTCCGTTGCGTATGGTAGTAATTTCTCGTATTTCATGCGGCCTTTTCTTGGCTCCCGCTATCAATGCAAGCATTTAAAATGTCTATTTGCCTTTGTGTTTTCGCGTAATCAATTAACGCTTCATAATCTAAACTCATTTAAAAATCTCTCCCATTTTTTATAGATTCATTCTTTCACAATGTTTTAAATATATCTCTATCCCCTATTTGCGGACATTCCTCATAAAGTACCATCATCAGAGAATTGTATGCAGCAGCGACCGCGTGGCTTGTGTTTTCATCATTAATACTACGCATAGACTTGGATAAATGCCCTATTGCCTTTAGGCCGTGATGTGGAGAATACCTTAGACCCTCGAAATATTTTTTTTCATTTTCAACACACCTCTCAGCAACCTTTGAAAGTGCAGGCAAAAACAAACTAATGTATTGCTCTTTAGTCATTAATCACCCCTCTATAGCTGCTCGATGCTGCTGCATTGTTAGAAATTCCACATATTTTTTTAACAATTTTAGGCCCATATGCCACCCCTTATTATAAAGTTTTGACGCGCAGACTTCAGCCTATTGTAATATTCATTTCTTGAAATAGATAAATGCTCTAATACTTGGTTGATTGTCATGTTATGTCTGGCCTTCAATATGTAGTGCATCGTCAACAAACTAGAGTCTAGCAAGCTCATTTGAGCTACTATTTTATTGATTTTTGCATAATCTTCTTCATCGTAATTAATCGGCAAATCATCATAAATTGTTTTTTTTTGATTTTTGCTAATAAACTGCTTACCCAAAGGAGAATGCTTAGAATTACCAGTCGCAATCAAAATTTCTTTAAAATTTCCGTTTGGGTAACCTTTTGCCCACACTTTCAATATTGAATCAGCCAAATTATGCGCCTCATAGCTTGTAGTGTCAACTTTCACCCCTCGCTTTAGATTTCTTTTAAATAGTTCTAGTTTTATTTTTTTGTTAATTTTCTTCATAAAAAAGTTAAAGCCTCATAGCTTTTTGCTTTTTATTTGCTTTTAGCGGATTATAGCCAAACTCATTAGAGTTTAATTTTTGAATTTTATTTTTGTCGTTTAGCAAAAAAACTCGTATATCCTCCTTGATTCGCTCGCTCGCTTTTCTCTTTTCGACTTCCGTCTGAGAACTTGAATAAGTGTCCTTTTGCTTTTGTGTAAGTTTGTATTCTGGGGGTACTAGCATTTTTTTCTCCTATTTTAATTTAATTAGTCCAATGTCTGCCCAATATTGCTGAGTTCTGAAAATGCCTTCATAATGCATTGTTTGAACCACTGCGGGGCTGTAACCTTTATAATTACCATCCACAAGATCATGACAAGATGAACAAGCAAAGGCCGCTATGTGGTCGCTGTGCTTTGTTCCCATTCCTCCGCCATTGAGATGAGCCAAAACTGTAGTGGATGGGTCGTAGTTGCAAACAGGCGAGCGGATAAAACATTCCTGACCTTTTGCGCTGTCTCTGAGTTTTTTTGATTGGTGGCGTTTATGTTTAATAATCATGTTTAATATTTCTCTGGAAATGGAACATAAACACCAAATTGAGAGGCAAAGCGGCTTACTAGCTCATAGACTGCGCTCACCTCTTCCTTTGATAGTTCCGTTGTTGATTTTTTATTCAAAGCCTTACTTGTTGCTTTCTTGTAAATTGCCTCCTTGACAAGTTCTTGCGACCATTCAGAATCAAGAGTTTTGGATAGAACAAATTGAACTGTCAACCCGGCTTCATTCCAAGCCTTCGCCAACTCCCTGCAATAAACTTCTATAGCTTTTCTCTGCTGTGCTGTGCGAGTTTTGGGCAGCTTCTTAATAGTAACCTCATAAGCTCCATCGATTGTTAAATACCTCACTGAATTCAAAACCTGTGTTAATTTGTCTTGACTGTTTACGTGTATTTTTACATTCATAATATATTAGGTCTGTTATCTAGCAGCCTTTTAACCTGCTCTACTGCCTCGCCGCTCTTTACCATTCCCGCATCAAAAATAATAACAGTAAATCCAAGTTCATGAGCCTTGTTAATCTTTCGATATTCGCTGGTCAGTGCTGCCCCTCGATTGTGTCTGCCGTTAATATGTGTTCCGCCGTTAACCTCAACCGCGAGCCATTCATCGAACAAAAAATCAAACCGCCAATCTTGAAGCCCCGTTTTTTTTAATCTCTCTCTGATGCCTTTACCAAGCCCGACATGCTCAGCCGCAAACCTAAATTGCCGCTTAGGAGTTGACAAACAATACTCCTTGCACTGTAGATAAAAAATCATTTCTAATGAACTTGTTTTCATTTATTTAAACCTGCTTTTTCTACCCAGTGTTGAAATGTCTCTTCTGGGCTTCTCGATTTGTTCAAACTCTCTCGGTGTGACTCCGAAGTTTCGCTCAAAGAATTTTGCAAGCGGCTCGCCGTTTCGCATGGTTGAGCGCCCTTGCTTTTTGATTTCTTTGCATAACTTGTACATTGATTCTGCGAGTTCATAACTATTGTCGTTTAATTTGTTTGACACATTCTAACCCTTAAATTGTATTTTTTGCAATGCTTTTTAATCATACATTGTTTATTTCCTTACACACTAAATCTATTGTCGGGAACATAAAACGAGCGGCTTTGCTGGCAATGTTTTAAATTTATAGAACCTCGCCAGCTAGAACCGTGTCTCTGCTTGTCAACAATCAATCTTGCGTCTGGCTCCGCTTCTAGCTCCATTTCTTTTGCGTGATCTCTGACACCTTCGTCTAAACGCTTCTCTTTTTCGTTGTTTCTCCACATGATTAAAACGTTGTCAACCAAGTCAGATATAGCGCCGCTACCTTTTATATCATAACGGCTTGGACGCTCACCAATACCGTTTGGCTTTTTTGAATGTGCTACTAAATGTATGTGGCATTTTAAATATTTTGCAGTAATGCAAAGCTGATCTACAAAATTTTTGATTCTTCCGTGGTCTTCATTTTCATTAATCCCGCACTTCATTAACGAGTCAATGACAAAATGAAAACAGCCGTATTCTGCGTGAACATACCTTATCAACGCTATAACGTCATCAGGGTTGAACATTCCATCTTGATCTAATAAATAAATTTTGCCCTCAATCATATTTATGAACTTGTCAATTGTCTGTATCGGCGGCTTATCACTTTTACAAATCTGCTGGCACATATTTTTTACTGTAACGTGAAGTGGCATTTCGGGGGACATAATGAAACTTTTACACTCCCCAGACTGTGATAATATAAACTGGTTCAAAACTTCAGACTTGCCCGTGTGGTTTTGTCCGCACCATATGCTAACCTCTGATGGCCTAAACCTTAATTTTGGCTCGAAGCCTTGAAAGTGTATTGGGTAACCCTGCATACCAAATGAATCGTCATGAACTAAAGCTACAACATCATCACGAACCTGTGACGGTGTTTTTATCAATGCGGCCTCGCTTGGTGGCTTCATTTTTGTTAAAGCATCCCTTATGTCTCTTTCATCTAAAATCATGATACCGCCTCGCTTAACTGCCTTACAACAGATCGCCATTCTTCAGTTAGAAATACTTCACCCTCTATTTTTGGTCTAACGCCGTTGAAACATATTTCTCTGACACAAGGGTCGCCGAGCAACCAAATTCCTACATTCTCAGCCCCGCATGTTATTAATTTCTCACACTCAGAATATGCTTGCTGAGGTCTTTCTGGGCTGCCCACAACACATATAGACATACCCCTAACACCCGAGTAGTCTTCAGTTCTTTTAATTTGGTTAAATTCCCTCAAGAACGCCACGTCACCAATTACAGACAAAAACAAATAATCTGCCATGTCCCATCCGTCCCATTTTCTACGCAAAAGCTCATCAATTGTATATTTTTCGCTCACCACTTTATGCCCTCTGATTTATTTGCGCCTCCGTCCACCCAAGCAGAATTGAAGCCGCTCCACGACCTCTCGACACACTGGGTTATTGCTTGATTAGGAGTCAAACAAGATTTTTCAATCTCTGATTTTATCCTCTTGAATGCAGTCTCAGTATTGGCGGCTTTTTTCTTTGACCTAACGCTTAAATAATCTGAAGCGACTTGATCATCAACACCAATCTTAATCAACTCAGATTTAAAGTCAAACTTTTTTTGTTTGTTTTTTTTATCTCTTCTCTTCTCTTCTCTGGTAGACGTTTTTTGAGACGCTTGCGTAGACGCTACACCGTCTACATCACCTAAGTCACTGTTTTTATTGCGCCATCTAGCTTGCCTTTTATTCTTTTGCATCCGCTTTTTAGCTGTTTCGCCGTTGTAATTGCCAAAATTTGGGACTGTCATCTTTTCGCTTTTATCATCAAAGAAGGCCCATTCAGACTCTACGAGGGCAGAACTAAAGCCGTCAAGCCTTACTATATCGTCTACATCTGTAGACACAACACCGTCTACAACACCATCTATAGAATTAACGTCAAGCCAACACCAAAACCTGTGAAGCTTACCCACTGCCTCATCAATTGTAACCCCCGTTTTTCTTGCTATTCTTCTAACTTCTGGCTTATCACATAAATTGTGCGTCATTGCGATCCAATCTCCAGCCATTTCATTACTCCCCATTAGCCCACAATTGAAGCTCAGTAATCATGTAAGCCTCGTATGGGTCGTTATAGTTAATATCATCGCCCGTGTAAACATATAAAGGCGGGATTTTATCAAATACCTTTTTCCTTACTAATTTAATATTCTTGCTATCTTTAAACTTGATTAGCTCTTTATCGCTCGGCCTTTTCACTTGCGCCCCCTTTTTACTGTTTTGCAATGCAACGCCCTTATAGCCTCGCCCGTTGACCACTTAGGATCGATTATTTTGCCGTTCCTGATTCTAGTTATTGTTGATTGATTAACGTCTTGATAACTTTTTTCAGATATTAACCTAGCTATCTTGCTGTCAGTTAATCCCGTTTCTTTAATCTCGCATAAATAACGTTTCAATACACTCATTTGCTGACCTCGTATTTTTCTTTTAAATATTTTAGCTGTTTTAATTCATTTTGTTTTTTCCTGTATTCTAGCATTGATAGACGTGAAAGCCGTTTCTCGGTCTCTTCCTCGTTCTCAGGTCGATAATAGTAAATATCTATTTCTGGGACTCCAGCGTCATCAGACGATATTTCAATACTCGCGCTTTCTTTAAATTCATCCGGTATCAAATCAATTTTTTCTTGAAACCATTGAATAAATTTTATCGGGTTTGTGGCTGGCCAGTCAGAACTGTTTTTATCATCATAAAAAACATCAATTCTATTTCTTATCATATTTTCACCTCTAATCAAATTAAAAATTTTCGCCTATTCTCAGCGATTGAGAGAATATAATATATGCGTCACAGCATAAACTCAAGTGGTTTTTTTAATTTAAAGTGCTTGACGTTGGTC